TCGCCGAAACACGCGACGCGGACGACACCATGCAACTGCTTCTCATGGGCGCATACGACAGCGTGAGCGTCGGCGTCGTACCCACCAAGTTCTCGTTCGACAAGTCCGGCACCATGGTGGTTGAGGCCGCCCGCTGGTCCGAACTGTCGATCGTCGCCGAGCCCGCTTTCGAGCAGGCCCGGATCAGCCAAGTCGCCGCCTCCGCACCCGAGGAGGAGAACGACGAAACACCCGAAACCCCAACAGAGTCCGAGGAGGACCCAGTGTCAGAACCCATCGAGGCCGCCGCACCGGCGGTCATCCCGACCCAGCCCATCCAGTTCGCCCAGCCGGCCCAGCCGTTCAAGCTTCCGTCGGCCAGCGAATACGTCGCCAAGTTCTTGGCCGGAGGCGCAGAGTTCGCCGAGTTCAACGCTCGCATCCGCGCCGCCGCCCCCGACGTGGTCACCACCGACACGCCCGGCATCCTGCCCGAGCCGATCGTCGGCCCGGTGTACAACAACTTCCGCGGCCTGCGCCCCGTGATCGACGCAATCGGCACCAAGGCCATGCCCCAGGGCGGCAAGGTGTTCCGTCGCCCGTCGGTCACCACCCACACGACCATCGGCGCATCGAACGGCGAAAACGTCGCCCTCGATTCCGGCACGTTCGTCGTTTCGGACAACCAGGTCACCAAGGGCGTCTACGGCGGCTACGTCCAGTTGTCCGAGGAGGACATGGACTGGACCGAGCCCGCAGTGCTCGCCCTCCTGCTTGACGACATGGCACGCATCTACGCCAACGCCACCGACAACGTCGCCGCCGACAACCTCATCACCGGCATCACCAACACCAACAACTTCACGTCGGCCAACATCGCCGACCCGACCGAGTGGGTGACCTGGATGTACACCGCCGCGTCCGACATCCTGTCGGCGTCGAACGGCTGGCTCCCGACCCACCTGTTTGTTGCCCCGAACCGTTGGGCGTCGCTCGGCCAGCTCGAGGACGGCCAGGGACGCCCGCTGTTCCCGCAGGTCGGCCCGATGAACGCCTACGGCAACCTTGCCCCCGGCGCAACCGCTGGAGTCGCGTTCGGCCTCCAGGTCGTCGTTGACCGCAACTTCGCCTCCGGCACGCTCGCGATCGGCCACCCCGACGGCTACGAGATTTTCGAGCAGCAGAAGGGCGCGATCTCGGTCGAGGCCGCGGACGGCTCGCTGTCCCGTTTCATCAAGTTCCGTGGCTACTTCGCCACCTTGATGATCGACGACACGAAGTTCATCAAGGCCGCGTTCGTCTGATCGCCACCTAGGACCGAACTATGGCAACGTTTTCCATCACCCACGCCATGAGGCTGGAAGGCGTTGCCGTAGTTCAGACCCTCACCGCCACGGATGTCACTGTCGGGCAATCCGTGACCGTTGCAGGCGTCGGGAACGGCTTCGACGGCACCTACACCGTCGTGGCCGTTCCCACGGCCCTGCTGGTTGAGGTCGACGACGAAGGCGACTTCATCTACGACTACGACCAGATCATCACTAACCAGTTGCTGGTGATCGACGCGGGCGACGACGTAGAACGCTACGCAGTCGACCCGTTCGGCACGCTCACCTGGACGCCGACGTGCACCTGGATCACCTCAAGCAACGTCACCGAATTCTTGGGCATCGCCACCGCCACCGCCAACGACACCGCGTTCATCACGACCTGTGTCAACGCCGCGAACGCCTGGGCCTACCGCAAACGCCAGGAGGCCGGTTACCGCGACAGCCTGACCACCAGCCCCGGCGGAGATGTCACCCTTGGCACCACCCTGTTTGCCGCATCCATGTACCGCCGTCGAGGATCGATCGACGGTTTCCAGTCGTTCGACGTGATGGACACCACCCAGCCCGCCATGTCCATGGGCGACATCCACAAACTGTTGGGCGTCAACCGTAGCCAGGTGGCCTGATGACCGCCGTAGGCCCTCTCAACGACGTACGCACCGCGCTCACCACCGAGATCACCGCGGCCGGCTTCGTACCCGTCACCGACCCACGCAACGCCCGCCCACTCACCATTTTCGTCGAGCTCCCAACCATCACCGCAGTCACGCCAATGGTGCTGGACCTCACCTGGACGCTCCGTGTGCTTGGCGCACCGCCAGGCAACCAAGACGCCCTCGACTGGATCTTTACGACAGTCGACACCCTCATCCAGCGCCGATCGCTCGCGATCGTCGCCGGCACACCATCGTTGGCACAGATCGGAACCCAAGAACTGCCCGCCTACGACCTGACATCGCGCTACGGCGCCCACACCCACTAGGAGAAAACCTTGGCTACCACCACCGTCGTCCTGTCCAACGCTTCTGTCGCCATCGGCGCGGTCGACGTTTCGGACCAGGTGCGATCCGTCACCCTCACCATCGGCTACGACCAGCTGGAGGTCACCGCCATGGGCGCAACCGGCCGCTCGTACACGAAGGGCCTCCAGTCTGTCGACGTGACCCTGGAGATGTTCAACTCGTATGGCGCAACCGAAGTCGAAGCCACGCTTGAAGGCGTGGTCGGCGACGACGCCGTCACACTCACGATCTCGCCCAACGGCACCACCGAGTCGGCCACGAACCCCGAATACACGATCACCGGCGCGTTCCTCGCGAACTTCACGCCGATCGTCGGCACCGTCGGCGAACTGTCCATGGTGAACGTCAACTTCGTTGGCGGCACCTGGGCCCGCGACATCACCGCACCCTGATCTAACCCAACACCCAATTAGGAGCCCGACAGATGATTGGCTGGAACCTCAAGATCACGCTTGACGACGACCACGAGCACGAGGTACCCGTGACCTACGCCGTGGCCTGCGCCTGGGAGGACCACCACCCAGGCCAGGCCATGGAGGCCATGGTCCGCGAAGTCAAATTCAAGCAGATCGCCTACCTCGCCTACCAGGCGTGCCTCAAGGCCAAAGTGCCCTGTAAGGCATGGCCGTCGTTCATCGATCAGCTTGGCGACGTGGACTTCATCCCAAAAGGCAAAACCAAGGACAAGCAACCCGACTCATAGCCACCCTCGCCCTCCGCACCGGCATCTCGCCTCGAGAACTGCTGGACAGCCCTCATTCGATTGTGGAGGACATGGTGCGACAATTAGTCGAGGAGGATCAGAAAGGAGCACCATGAAAGCCCAAGTAGTCGGCCTCAAGGAAACGCTCCGAGACCTCAACAAACTGGACAAGGAATTGTCCAAGGAAATCCGCAAGGACATACGCGCCGTTGTGCAGCCGTTGGCTGACGCGATCAACTCCCAGGTGCCCGGCGGGGCCCCGTTATCCGGCATGGATCACAACGGCCGCACCGGCTGGGGCAACCGCAAAAAGGTCGCCGTCAAGCTTGACACGCGCAAGCCACGCAAGTACGTCGACCGGCCCGGCCGCACCGTCACCAACGTCGTCCGCGTCACCACCAAAGACGCACCCACCGCTATCGTTGACATGGCCGGACGCGCTGGAGGCCAGGCGTCTCGAGCACCACAAGCCCGACGCCGACCGAACTTCGCGTCGGCCCTCAACAGTCGCCTCGGCCCGCCGTCCCGGTTCATGTGGCGCACCGCCGAAGGCCAACTAGACGAAATTCAGCGCAACATGAAGCCTGTAATCGAACGCGTCGAACAGGCCATGAACCGCGACCTATCCAACACTTACAAGAGCGGCTGACATGGCAATCAACATCCCGATAGTCACCGAATTCGTTGACGCCGGCCTCAAATCGGCGCAAGGCGCATTCGACACATTCCGCAGTAAGGTCGGCGAAGCCGAAGGCGGCATGGGCAAATTCAAGGCCGGCGCAGGCGTCGCCCTGGACACAGTTAAAGCAAACGCAGGCGTTTTTGCTGCGGCCGCCGGAGGAGCAATCGCAGGATTTGCGAGCAAGGCAATAGGCGACTTTCAAGACCTCGCACTAGCCGTAGACCAATTCAGCGACAAAACAAACCTAACTCTTGACCAGTCAAGTCGCTGGAACGCCTACACCAGCGATCTCGGCATCGAGTCCGATGCCATGATCAAGATATTCGACAAACTTGGCAAAGCGGCCAACGACCAAATTCCAGCCTTTGAGGAACTGGGCGTCGAAATCGCGTTTGGGCCTGACGGAACGACAGACATTGAGGAAACGTTTTTTCGTGTCATTGACAAACTGAATTCGCTTGAGGACCCGGCGGCTCGAGCCAGGTTGCGGGCCGATTTGCTTGGCAAAGGCTGGATGGGTGCTGCCGAAATCATCAACAGTAGTTCCAGCGACATCAGACGCTCACTGAACGAAGTTGGCGATTTTGAGATCATCGACGAGGACGAAATCCAAAAAGCCAAAGACCTACGCGAAGCCCAAGATCGATTAGGCGACGCGTTAGCCGAGATCTCTGTCAAAATTGGCGAGGAATTGGTGCCCGCATTGGTCGAAATGACCGAACTAATGATCCCAGCGATTGAAAAACTAGGTGACGGTTTAGGCATTGTCGTCGAAGGATTGCGCGAGGGAACCGAAAACAGCGACGGATTTTTTGACGGTTTGATCGAATTGCTCAACCCATTTGACGCCTACCAGGACGCATTACAAGGCGACGACGGCGCAGTGCAACAAACAGAGGACCTTAATCAAGCCTGGATCGACAGCGTTGTCGCAATGGGCAAAGCCCGATATGACGGCCTTAAACCAACAACTGAGTCTCTAGAGGACATGGAGGACGCACTGCTCGAGGCCGACGAGGCATTGGCAGAATTGAAAGGCAACGTGGATCGCCGTGAAGCCTGGCGCAACCTGATTGATGAAATCGACAACGTCAAAGAAGCCGCCGTTACCGCTTTCGTAGAGGGCACACCGGCAGCCGTTCGAGAGTCAGAGTCAGCCCTCGACCAACTGCGTGTTGAACTTGGCGAATACATCCTCGAGACCCAAGGCATTCCAACCGAAAAGAAAACCGATTTCTTGGCTCGACTTGAGACAGCAAACCTGCAAGAAATTGAAGCAATTTTCAATCAGCTTGGCCGGCCCCGCACCGTGACGTTTGTGCCTACTGTTTCCGGTATGCCAATCGGTCCGGGCGAAACGCCGTCAGAAGTACTTGGCCGCGGTAACCGTGGCCTCGGCGCAACCAGCAATGTCACCGTCAACGTGGCCGGTTCCGTCGTGACCGAACGAGACCTTGTCAACTCCGTCCGTAAGGGCCTGATCGACAGCCAGCGCAACGGCGCACCGCTGGTCTACTCCAACTCGTGACCCTGCCCTGCCAACCCGTCACCGTCATCCGGCTTGGCGTCGGAGCGTCGTTTGGCGACCCACTGATCCTGGGCGACCAACTAGACGGCATCCTCGGCACAAACATCCTGGCATCCAGCACCATCCAAGAAATCGACATTTCTAGCCAGGTGACCCGCATCTCGACCCGCCATGGCCGAGACCGAATGTTCGAGCAATACCTGCCCGGCGAAGCCACCATCGAATTCTTGGACTTCAACGGCGACTGGAACCCTGCGAACACCTCCAGCCCGTACTACCCCGAAATCAAGCCAATGCGGCAGGTCAAAATGCATACGACCTACAACGGCACCGAATACGCCCTATTTGCCGGTTTCATCACCTCCTGGGATTACACCTGGCCCGACGCCTCCGCCGACTACGCCATCGTCACGATCCAGGCCACCGACGGCTTCCGCCTCATGCAGCTCGCCAACATCGACACCGTCGCCGGAGCCGCCAACAAGGACCTGCCCGGCACCCGCATTGATCTGATCCTTGACGCGATTTCCTGGCCCTCCGGCCAACGATCGATCGACCTTGGCGACACCGAGCTCGAGAACGACCCCGGCGGTTTCCGACCAGCCCTCGGCGCAATCCAAACCGTCGAACAATCAGACCTTGGCGCGTTCTTTGTCGACCACGACGGCAAAGCGATCTACTACAGTCGCGCCACCCTCGCCCAGAAAGCGGCCGGCACACCCTACGAATTCGACGACACCGGCACGAACATCCAATACCAAGACATCGACATCAACTACGACGAAACCGAACTAGCCAACGAGGTCACCCTGACCCGCCTGTCAGGCCAACCCCAAACAGCAACCGACCAGGACTCGATCG